TGTTTAGTGATGGTTCACTTCCCGGCGATCTTTTCGATTGTCATTTAAGCAATACATTTTACGCAACATTCGCTGCCAGTGATTTTGTCACCTTGCAACTTGAAAAAGTTGAAGTTGGCGGAACAGCAGAAACTTACGTTGCAGACCGTATTATATTCACAGCTGAGAGGGTATTGTAATGGCAAAAGTAGTTGTAGCACTTACGGAGGATTGGCGTAAAATCTCTGAATTGGCTGGTGGAGACCCAAGTCTGATTATGTTTGATCCTCCCTCCAGTGAACTGGAATGCCCAGACGTGACTCAGGCCGCGCTTGACACAGCGCATACTGCATATCTTGCAGATCAAACGAACATTGATGCTGCTACAGCAGCGGCTCAGGAAACGGTATCAAGAGATTCCGATAAGGTCAAGTATGACATTGAGCGAACGTTGCGGGCAATAGTCTTATTGTTAATAGATGAATTAAACGTCCTCAGGACAATAGAGGGTTTGCCTGATCGTACAGCGGCACAAGCTCGTACAGCCATCCAAAGTAAGATTGATAGTCTGTAATGCCACGTGTATCACCCATACAGGAATCTTTCGTTTCGGGTGAGATTTCGGAAAACGTCCGGGGTCGAGTCTCAACAGATGTCTATAAGTCCGGGCTAAAGTTCTGCGAAAACTGGGTGCCTCAGGTTCAAGGCTCCTTGCGCATGCGCGATAGTATTGAATATAAAGATGATATAAATCCGAACAATACTATGGCACGTCTGTTTACCTTCTCAGTGGGTCTTGATGAAGATCATATTGTTGAGGTAGGGGATAGTCTTGTTGTTGTCCGTAACACTCCATCAGGAAACACAACGCTTGGTGGTGAATCCACTAACCTAGTTACTGATCCCACCTACCAATCGGAACTAACATTCTGGACGTTTAATCAACGGAAGTATGACCTGCCACAACTCAATTCACCAGACGGGATAGCGATAACTTGGCAACATGGTGAGGATTCATTTACCGAGGGAAATCGTACTAATGGTGAGATTCCTATTGGCCCACTTATTATTGAACAGGCGTCAGTCGGTGGTGAATTAAGACAGAATATTGCAGTCCCTGCGGGTACCGATATTCTAACGCATAACTTTCTGATATCAGACATTAATCTTACCATGCCCACGGTTCCGGATGATGATGCGGATGAAATGGGTGCACCAAATATGGTAGGTCCAGAAATTGTTATTCGTATTGGTACTACCGAGCAGGGTGCCGAAATTGCTGAGAACATAACTCCCATAGCTGATGTGGGTAATATACCGGCTATTGCCTTTGGTTTTATCCCGGGCGCTGCGGTAACGAATTATTGGCTCGGTATTGGCGTACGGTATACCGATATACCTATTCCACCAATCGTACCCCCGGACCCCATAGGCAATAAATTTGTCGATGATTTCTTTTATAAATTCGGACCTGCCCAAATTACTACCGCATTACCCGGTGGGTCAGGTACTCCGGTTGAGTTTGCATCACCTTATACAACGGCAGATTTAATATGCATGCATAGTGCTATGGACCCGGGTGAGGCTGAACTTTGGATTACCGTTGACACTAATGATGTTGAGCAACACCGATTAAAATTTGACGGTATAGTTTGGACATTTGATGCTATAACGTCAATAGGGGGGTTCATACCCCCGAGTCCGAATACATGGACAACGGGGAGTTGGCCTTCAAGAGTCTCAATTAGGGATGGGCGGTTATTTTTTGCCAACATTCCATCGCAACGAGCTACTATATGGGGTTCAAGAGCCGGGGATTATCTTGATTTTGACGGTTCAGCCCCAACTTTACTTTCTGATCCACTTCTCTTTCCGTTAACGGTCGCGGGCGTAATTACCGGGCTAACTGATAAGAAACAGCTAGTCGTTAATACTGACGTATCGGAGGTAGTGGCCGAATCAACACTTGCGGGAAATGTACTCGTATTTAACGATTTCGCATTTCCGCTGCAAACTGAATGGGGAGCCTCTTGTGTCCAGCAAGTGGGAGTGGGACGCGAAGTTATATATTCCAGCCCGTCAGACCGAAGATTACGTACGTTCGCTGACGAAGGCGGCACAAACTTCGGGTGGGATGGTGGTCAACTCAACCTATTGGCCCAAGACTTGTTCGGCACCCGGGTGGTCGAAATGGATTGGGCAGACGACCCGGCGTACCAATACCTGTGCGTGATGGGCGATGGTAGTATTGTATCCGCCACCTATTTTCAAGCTGAAAAGGTCATTGGATTTTATCGGCTGACTACTGACGGGTTAATTAAAACTATCACAGTAGTTAATACGATTAGGGGTGCAGTAGTCTGGATGTTTGTTGAGCGGAACGGTACGTGGCGATTAGAAGAGTTAACATTTAATTCTGATAATAGGCAAGCACTTGATTCATTCGTTTTTAGGGGTGTTGGTGCGGGTGGCATAATTGGTCAACTTGAACATCTAAACGGTCAGGAATGTAGGGTTGTTATAGAGTCAATTGATCCAAATTCAGGTGATCTTTTTTATGCCGTTCAAGTTGATACATTCACACCGGTTGCTGGCGTAATACAACTTACTGATCCGTCAACTTTTGGCCAGAAAGCGTATGTAGGATTAAGTTATGACAATAGTTTTCAGCTATTGAGTCTAGAAGGAGTTAGCAACCGGGGCACGTCACAGGTATCTAAGCGTCGCTGGAATAAGGTCTTTCTACGCCTGAATGATTCGGCAATACCACTGGTCGAGGGTGTACCGACTAAGGACCGTACTCCAGCAACACCGATGGGTCTGGGTGAACCTTTCATTACAGGTGATGTTGAGATCGTTGATCTTGGCTCTGGCGAAGGGGACATTATTATAACACAGGATAAGCCACTGATGTCAGAAGTTGTGGCTGTCTTTGGCAAGGTAATCAGTGCGGAAGTCTAATGACTAATCAAGTTGAAATTTCAAATTTAGCCCTGTCATGGTTAGGCCAAAATCAGATCAATAATCTGACAGATAACCAGACCGAAGCAAAGGTGATGAATGCTAATTTCGCCACGGCTCGGGACAAATTACTGGCTGATCATGCTTGGACTTTTGCTCTGCGTCGGGAGATATTATCACCGGTTGCTGATCTACCTGAATTTGGAGCGGGAAATAAGTTTCTGATCCCTAGTGATGTGCTTAGGGTATTCAGGGTCTTTAGACCTAGTGGTAGTAGTGGAAATTTTCAAGGCACTATTTTCCAGACCCAAGAATTCCAGAATGCTCAGTGGGTTAGGGAAGGTCAATTTATTATTGCTCGTGAGGAAATTGTGTGGGCATTGTTTATTTTCCGGGAGGTTAACACTGACCGATGGCCCCAACCTTTTGTTCATGCGCTAGCGGCACGATTAGCCGCTGACACCTGCATGGTGTTTACTGAAAATCGCAGAATGTTTGAGCAAATGGAAATGTTGTTTCAAGATAAATTGGCTGATGCTCTTTACTCTGATGGAAGTCAGGGTCGGACGGAGATTGTCAGGAGTAACAGGCTAACTGGACCGAGGACAAGATAATGCCACTCGCAGCAATTTTCGGGGGATTCAAGGCCATCACCGGTATCTTTGGCGCAAGAGGCCAGAGTAAGGCTGACAAACAGCGAGTTCGACTTCAATTTGAGGATAACCTTGAGAAAATCCGTCGACGTAGTTTTACGCAGAAACAAGTTCTAGGTGCTGCTAAGGCACTTGGTGAGGCTTCTGGTGTTCGTCATACGGGTGGTTCCTCGGCACAAGGCGCTATTGATTCCATGGCCACTGAATTTAAGAAAGAACTCGATTGGATGAAGAAATACGCAGTAACGGCCAAGAGGCTTGGTTTGAAACAAGCAAGACTGGATTATAGCAAGAATGTAATTGGCTCCGTCACGGACGCAGTTTCGAGCTTTATTTGATATGGCTAAAATACCTAATTTAGTGCAACAGCCGGTCGGGGAATTTGCTTTAGGCAATATCCCGACACCAGATTATATGGGACCAGCTAAGGCGTTTGCTAACCTATTGGATACTGTGCAAGACATAGAAACGGTGGGTGGCATTGACGAAGCTACCGGTGAAGCGGCTAAGGAATTAAGCGAACTTCGTGCCATACTGGTGAATAGTAATACTCTTGAAGCCGATTTCGTTGGGGATGAATACGATGTAGAGCAACATACGTCTATATCGGATGGTAAGGGTGGTAGGATAGAATTGCCTAAACCCATGATCTTCACGCATGAAGTTGCAAATGATCTATGGGCCAAACGTTCTCAGGAAATTGTAGATCACTACGCTGGCACGATCACCAATACCGAAGCCCGTAACAAGTTCTTGAAGGAAGTTAACCAACGCTATGTCGCCCCCGGTGGCGCGGAAGTAATGGGGTCCAATATAATTCGTGCTAGAGCCTATGGTCAAGCTCGTGCGGAACGTGCTATTGAGGATATTATAGCCTCCATTGCTCCCCGGGAGGAAAGGGAATCCGAGGCTAAATCGGTAATTGCACGTCAAGCCCTCTTAGGAGCGGACCCGGTGTGGATCGAACGGCGATTAGCTTCATTAGGCCCTGACATTGATCAAATGGACGTACAGAATGACATCATTGGTGCCACCACTATTGATGAGATTGATCAGATTGAAGAGACTATGTGGGCTGGTGGAACTCGTATGGCCCCGGAAACAATGCGCACTATGAGTGCCCAAATGGACAAAAGGCGCGCAGACTTTGAAAAGGCGAACGTGCAACGACAAACTGAGAATGCTGACCAGATGTTCGGAATGTATGTAGACGGACTATTAACTGAACAACAGGTGGGTATTGCCGTTAGCTCCGATGAAATTACACATGCGGATGGTTGGCAATTCTTGAATGCTTTCAAGAGTGGCGGTAGTACGGCCAAAGCCTCCGACCCACTCGTACTGAGCAAGTATCGGGGCGCGATTCAGGTAATTCAATACACGGGTAATCAGCACCGGGTTTTACAGCGTCAGCAATTATTGAGACTCACAATTACCCGCGCAGCGATGGGTTTGAACCCTAATGGTACGCCATCAGGTTTGCCTGCCCGAATTACGGGGGCGGATGCATTTACATTGAATGCACAACTTGACAAAGCAGTTGAAGATGCTTTGGAAAACAATGAGTATGACAAAGCTCTCCAATCACTTACGGCATGGACTCGTGTCAATGTGGATCTTGTAGGTCAAGTATATGCCGGAATTGGGGGTAATCAGAATACAGTTGACGCGGCTATTGCGTTTAAGGAGGGCTTAGATGCCTACATGGATCAATTTGGCGCGGATGCCAAGCCTCAGGAGTATTTTGACGCTAACAAGGATGCGTTTAATCCGAACAATTTCGAGGAGGGCATAAATAAGGAATTCCGTGATCAAATTCCTCAGTCTGATCAGTTTATGACTAAATCTACCGGGTTTACCGGGTTTACATTCACTGAGGAAGGCCAGAATAGGTTTGTCAGATGGATGGGCAGTACGGGTGCTGCAACTTTAGACCCCGCTGAATTTGAGAGAATTTCAGTATTGTTTGATCAATATTACCGTGGACGGGGTATTGCCCCGGCTGGTGGTAGACTTCAACTTGAACCCAATGACCCATTGTATACACAATTTGAGGCGTTAACCCAATGAGTATGGCAGAAGAAGACCTTGAAAACCAGCTGATTGCGGAGAATGAGCAGCCTCCACACGTGGCTGATCGATTTGCAACTAGTGGGGGAGAAGCACGACACGCTGCAAGGGTAGAAATGGTACAACGTGAGGCCGAGGCACTTCGGCGCGCTGAATTAGATACTATGGGCCTTACGGCTGAATATGATAATTGGCGTGAATCTTTGCCTGATACAAGGATGAACGACGAGGAAGTTTACCAGACATTCCTAAATTCTCGAGCCGTTGAGGATGCCTCACGTTCAGGACGTGTCTCGGTGTCCACGGGCGGGACGGACGACATACTCGCGGCTGATATACCGACCCCCGGTCCCGATGGCGACGGGACCCGTCCCGATGAGGCCGGAGAGGTATCACAAGACGGTGACGGTGGCGGCGACCTCTCTAGCCTTATAGCACCCCCCGTTGATCCAACTGCTCTGAAACTTGTGGAGGGCATGTGGACGCCGCCTAAGGAGTCAACTGCGGTTAACTACGAGGAGCCTTCGACGTATGAAATGACCTTGACCCCGGATTGGGTTAAAGAGGCCAAAGCGTTCTATAAATATTCAGATAGTCCGGATATTACCAACAACAGGGGTGAGTTAATCACGGACCCAACGGACGCGGATATTGCTGATTGGGCGCGTAATAATCTGTCCATGTTCAATTGGAACGTAGCGGTAACAATGGTTGAAGCTACTAAGATCATGACATCCAATGATCCAAAGCGCGCACTGAATTACCTGAACTTGATCAATATGTATGATCATTCAGATGGTGGTGCCCGCGAATTTGGCATGGCGCTCCTTGGTGTAGGTACTGACCCAACCACCTATGCCGGTCTTGGTGTCGGTAAACTTATAGCCATGGGTGCGGCTAAACAGACAGCCAAAGCTGGACTCAAGAAAGCAGCTAGTTATGCAATCATAGGCGGAACAGCCGGTGGGGGTGAAGGTGCCCTGTTAGCCGGTGGGTTTGATCTTACGGTCCAGAACATTGAGCAGGAAGCTGGCGCACGTGAGGACATTGACAAGAGCCGTGTAGCATTAGCCACTGGTGCTGGCACTCTATTAGGTATAACCCTTGGCGGAGGCGGTGGCCATTTGATAGGTCGCTGGATGGATAATCTTGCCAATGCCGCGACAAAGAATGCGGAAAGAATACGTGGGCTAAGGTTAGAAGAGGAACGCCGAATTGCAGAGGGTATTGCCCCTGATCAGCTTATAAAATTACTTAAAGAATCCACTAAAGAGGATGCAAGTAAGGGCCAGCAGGATTTTGCAGCTGGTGTTGCTCGTCGTTACTTAGGTGGGGATGAACCACTACCCCGTAATGAAGATGGTACTGTTGACGTAGACGCTGTGGCTGCTCAGTTGGAGCAGCTGTCGATAGGTGAAACGGGTGTGGGTGGTAAACCCTTCGGTCAGCCTGAACGACGCGCTACAACTGATCTACCGAAGCGTGACGGGAGCGATGTTGTATTTGAGGGATACTCCCCGGATGCACTTGCGCGAGTTGCGGATGAAATTGCGCAAATTGCAAGTGACCTCGATATTCCGGTAAGGGATGGTACAAGTTTTGATACTGCCGGGGATGCACAAGCTGTAATCAACGAATTTGCAACACGCCGGGACGGTTTACCCCGGAAACCAAATGGCGATATCGATGTTCGTGCAATCACCGATATGAAGGAATTTGGCAGAAGAAAAGACCTCGGTAAAGGTGACCCACTACGCCGGAATGTGGACAGTATTGATAAACTCGAACGCGCTGGCTGGAAAATGGCCATGGGTGAAGAAGGCGATATAGTATTTGTTGCTAGGGAAATGTCCGAGGCACAGCACAAGGAATTGCAAAGAATTGCAGAACAAGTCGGGGTCAGGACAGAATTGTTCATGGCCGGTAAGAATGACGCGCATATCAGTGTTGAAGGCCCATCTGAGTTAATTTCTGAGTTCGCTGATAAGTTGATCGAGGCACAGCCGGTTACACGATTACCCAAGGCTGAGTCTGCGGAGCTTGCTCGTCGTATCGCATTGATGGACAAATCCGAACAATTAGAGATTGTGCCCAAAACAACCCAAATGCCGGGTAGTCTTGTTCGTACCATTGATGGCAAGAAATGGGAGGTAATGGGCCATACCAAAAATGGGTGGTTCCATCTACGTAATAAATTGACGGGTGAACAGCAGAATTTACGCAGGAAGGATTTCGAAGTTGTCGACTCCCATCCGCCACCTGAATATGGTGGCCCAATGGAGTTGGCACCGTTCACGAGGACCGCAGCTAAGATTATTGCTATGAATGAGCAGGTGGTTTCGGGCAAATTAAGAGAGGTTAAAATAACCCATGCCGAACAGAGGGCAATTATTGATTCTATGGAAGAATTAGGGGTCAAAATAACCGAAAAGGACTTATATTCGCACTGGAGTCCAGCTGATCTTGCATACCTACGGGAGACATACAATGCTCAGGCTAATGCTATAGCCGGGTATGTACGTCGTCTTAGAAGCTATATGGAGAATGAAGGTAGGCTAAGTGACGCTGAACTGGCAAACTTTAATGAAATACACACCCAGTTTGTCGCTACCCGGGACCTATTCTTCGGTACTGTTGGTAATGCTGCTCGTCAGCTGAATATTCTCAAGATGCGCCCAAAAGATACGGTCTATGAATTTAGTCAAGCTATAATGGACTCAATAAACTTGCAGGGTGGTCGAGGCAATACAGAGCATGCGATCATGCAAATGGCAGAATTTGCGTCCCCTAAATGGCAGACCGACGCCAGTGGTGGCTTTAATAAGATTAAGGCTATAACCAAATTATCCGAAAATATCTGGGGCAATAAGTGGTCATCCTTGCTACTCAATTTTAGATACAATATGATGCTGTCAAGCTGGCGTACTCATTTCTTTAATTTTACCGGTAACTCGGCCTCTGGTGTTTATCAACACCTACTGGTTAGTCCGATGAAAATGGGTATTAATAACATGCTCCATGCCTCACAAGTGGCGATGGGGGTGCTTGATCCTAGATTTGTGCCCGATCCGGCCACAAGATTGACAATGGAAACTTGGTATGCCGAACTTCGGGGTCACCAAGAAGGCTTCCGGGACAGTTTGGTTTTGGCTAAAGAGATTGCTCTAGGTAATGATATTGGCCCAGAAGCATCACATCTTGGCGGGGGTAAAGTCTGGAACGAGCTTGGTTTACGGTATAATGTTGTCAATGTACCTGACAGTTGGTATGGTAAATTAGGCACTACCCCGGTCCGATTACTTGAGGCTGGTGATGCCTTCTTTAAGAATCAGTATTATATGTCTGAGATACATAAACTGGCCAGTATCAAGGCCCGGGCTGACGAAATCCACGGTGGGATGAATTATGAGACACAGTATAGGGAGTATGTAAACGATCCAGATGTCACTATGCAACGTGTAGCTAAAGAATTCGCTGCCAAACAGACCTATACCAATGATCCGAATGTGTATGGCGGCGTATTAGCGGCTCTAGCTAGAGGCGTATCTTCGGCCCAGAATAAGAGTTTGATAGTCAATATGATTGTGCCTTTTGTCCGTACTCCGGCCAATTTGCTGAGTTACTCGATGGAAATGATCGGGGCTAATGTAATCCTATCGCCTAGCAAAACTTATGATAACATAGTGCACGGAACCGCATCGGAGAGTCAAGATGCTCTGGCTCGGTTAACCGTCGCTGCTGGCCTATGGCTAGCCACATACGAAATGTATGAAAATGGCAATATTACCGGTGCTGGGCCTCCTAATTGGGAGGAACGTAAGGTATGGGAAGCTGCTGGGTGGCAAGCAAACTCAGTCAAAGCATGGTGGACGGGAGATAAGTGGATTGATATTTCTCGGTTAGACCCGGCTGGACAATCATTGGGTACTATTGCATCAGTATTTGATTTTTATTCCTTGCTTCGCCCAGAGGATAAAACTGGAATTGAGTGGATGGGCGCGGGGCTATTGTATACAGCGGATATGATAATGGACGATTCTTACTTATCCACAGCGAGTGATATGATAACCGCTATTTCGTCCAAAGAAACAGGTCGGGCAAGATCGGTTGTGGCTAGCATGGTTAATTCGTTTGTTGTGCCTAACTTAATTCGCGATCTTCGCCGCCCAGCAGATGAAATACCTCGTAGTACAACCAGTACGAATCTGTTGACTCAAATACAGAAGCAGATGATGAATGCTTCACCATGGCACTCTGAGGATTTAACCCCTCAGCGCGATTGGAGGGGTGATGCCAAAAATACTTATGGCAATGCTTATTACCGTGGTATAGTTCCGTTTAATGTACGTGATCCAAAGGATTCTGACCCATCGAGTATGGCATTAGCCTACGCCCGTATCCCGGTATCCATTCCCAATAAAACCATCGAATGGCCTAAAGGAAAGGGTGATGGTATTGATCTATATGCCTTAGACGAGGGTGATGGCTGGTTGTACGATAAATATCAAGTGATCATGGGTGAAATGCGCGCATTGAACGTTGATGCGTTAGTTAAAACCAGTGCATGGGAAGAATTTGTAAAACGGGACCAGATTGGTCCTAACTCGTTCGGTGATGGTGCATTACGCGATGCCCTGAGTCAGGGCAGTAAATTAGGTAGACTGAAAATGCTAGGCTTCCTTATCCAGCACAGCGGTGATAATAATACATATAAATTGGCCGATGGTCGAGAGGTCATTATTAAACACCAAGTAAGCCCACAAAGATACGGGGAACTTGTTAGGGCAATCAGATTCGAAGGGGAAGTAAAACCGCCAGAACTTGAGCAGTACATTATTAAACAACCCATCGAAGGGCCGGAATTTTTTAAACCAAATTAACAGAGAATAGATTATGACAGTCCAAGATACAGCAGTTTTTGTCGACTACGTTGGTGACGGAGCGCAAACATCCTTCCCGTTTACATTTAGGTGTGATGATGTATCGTTCCTCAGCACTAGCTTTACCACTAATTTTGACCAGTTCTTGCTGAACGCAGATCAAGATGCTAGCCCGGGTGGGTCAGCTGAATATACAGTGGCTCCCCCGCTCGGACAAAACTTTCAGGTTATACGTGACACTCCCGATACTCAGGAGCTTGACTATACCCGTTACGACCCATTTGATTCGGAGTCGCACGAGGACGCGTTAGACAAGCTGACGATGCTGATTCAGGAATTGCAGAATCAAATCGATGGGTTTACTAGTGGTAATATTTTGGCTATCGGTACAGTTGAAGGAAGTATCCTGCGCTGGAATGATGCTGGTCAAAGTTGGGATGAGTTTACTGTGTATCTCCTGCCAACTGCAGATGGTACCCTTAATCAGGTCATGGTGACAGATGGTGTTGGTAATCTAACATTTGCTACTCAACTAGGCGCACCAATAAGTACGCAAGCTAGTAGTGTGTTACGTGGTGATGGGCTAGGTGGGTTTATAGAGGAAACTGATCTTCTTATCGATTCAGATGGTAATATACTGTCGGGCGATAACGAGATTCAGCGACCAACATTTGTCGATTATGCTGTCAAAGCCTTTATGTTTGACATCAGTGCAAATTCAGTGACCGTCGATCTGGAAGTAGCTAATGCTGCCTATATTGATATTGGGGATGCGACCGGTGATTTTAATGTTCTACTGGTCAACCCGCCAGCTTTTGATAATTATGGCGAAGTTGTTATCGACTTTATACAAGAAGGGGACCATAACGCAATTTGGGAAAGTTCGGTCCGCTGGCCCGGAGGCACAGCACCAGTGCTATCGTCCGGTTCAATGAATAGGGATACTATA